CCACCAGAGTGTCTGCATTGTATTTATCCCTGGCCAGGCAGACCTCAAAACAAAACGGTGCCTGTTCAAAGACCCGGCGGACAGCTAACTCTACGGATCTGTACTCGTCGGCAAAAGGCGTGATCATAAACATAAGGATATGTTTACTGCCGTTAACCATGCTGTCGGCGTTTTTTACCTGCATATCTTTTCGCAGTTTCAAGAGTTCAGCGCGCAGGTCGAGGTTTTCATGTTGTGTTTCTATAAGCATCGTCATGATTTGGGCAACATTGTCATGTACAATACTCATGTTGCGTTCGTTCAGCCGGTGGGAATAAATCAGGGCATTATTGTAAAGCAACGTCATCACCGTAGCAGCCACAATGGAATCCAGGTTTGCCTTTGAAAGAAGCTGGATAAGGGTATTCCGTCCGTTCAAAGCCAGCTGCATGGGTCGGTTACGAATACGTTCCTGTATGCTGCGGAATGCATCACCAAAATTCATACGCAAGGAAGGCATGTTCAGGAGATCCTTCAGTTCCCTGTCTGTCTTGGAGACTTCTGTTTCAATAATGACAGCCGGGACAGCTTTCGGGTCATAAAGCTTCGTGTTAAGCACGATATTTAACCCCAAGTCATGGTTAAGGTGGTAACTCATCCGTTCCTCCAACCGCCGGAATGGTAGCCGGTCTTCTGCTGAAAGCTCCTCAAAAAAGATCCCTTTATCCAATACATTGAGTTTTTCCAACGTAACTTCCGGATGGTTCTCCCCGTATTTTTCCAGAAGCTCTTCATCATAATTGCGTCCTGCATTGATGACAATGAGCCCCTTTTCGTTCGCCATGCGGTAATACTGTGCCGCACTGTCATAATGGGAAAAGTAGTAGATAGGGTTACTGCCTTCTATCATGGGGTTCATGGGGATATACCGCTGCAGTGATACATCTCCCTGGTTTGTCTCAAAAAGCAAAAGATCTACAACCTGGCCAAAAAAGTCTTCATTAACCATGGCCATGCCCTTAAGATGGTCATGATGCCACTGGTTAATATAGGCAAATTTATCCGGACGGTTTTCTGCAAGGTATCCCAGCCGTTCAATAATCTTTGCGCCCAATTCAGCCTGGATAACTTTGAACGCCGTGTTCTCCTGGTTGATGTTGTCACGTCCTGCAGTGGGGCTCAAGTCAGGGCTGTCCACAACGCCGCGCACAAATTTTGCCCAAGCTGGAAGCAAGGAGGTATCCCCTTCCTTGACAAGCATTTTCCGCACAAAGATGTCCAGTGTGCCGGTAGAGTTCAGGCCGGCCAAATGCTGGTTGGAAATATACAGAACTCCCTGTGCCCGATAAAGCTTGCCCTCTACCTGTTTGCTGATGTTGATAGGGAATACGTCCATAGACATATCAGGGAAGCGCCGGTTAACAAATGTGCTGTAGGCATCTATTTCCTGCTCCGCAGTCTGATATTCCTTATCCCAAGGAGCGAAGGTTACATTAACAGGGCCAGTGCCATTTATTTTGACAGGAACTGAGATGAAGTCGCAGTAACGGCGGATGATTTCTTCCAACTTCTGCCGATCCAGTAAATATGTAAAATCCGGGCGCACAAATACCGTGACAGCGGTGCCGACCTCTTTTCTGTCAATTAAAGAAAGCTCACACTCAGTTGAACCATAATTAACCCACTGGTACGCTGTATCCGAGTTGACTTTATGGGTTTGAACACACACCTTGCTTGCCACAAGAAAAGAGGACAGCATTCCAATTCCAAACTGGCCAATCAGTTCCTCGGAAAACATATCTTCCAGTTCCCCCTTGGAGATACCAGTGCCCGTAGAACCAATAACAGATAAGAAGTTTTCAATATCAGACTCATCCATCCCGATTCCATTGTCAGTAAAGGTAATGCTTTTTTCTGAACTGTCATAGGTGATGGAAATCTCCCCTTGATAAAAAGTTTCTTTCAAAGCTTCACGACGCACAATGCTGTCATGTCCATTTTGGACTAATTCCCGAACAAAAATATCAGAAGTGCTGTAAAGTCCATCCGCAAGCAGACGGATAAGCCCTTCAAAGTTTGTTTTCATAGTAAGCGTTCTGGTTTCCCCCATGGCATTATTCCCCTTCCTGTATCATTTTCATATCATAAACCTTCTCGCCAGATAGGCAAATATAATTCTTTCTTAAAGAATAGTATATCTGATAATATTTAGCTTTTCAATAAAAATTTTTGCTTTTAACCATCATTCGAGGATATATTCTGCACTTTATTATGTCGCCCTTAATCATATTGAAACGTATTTTGTCGAATTTTGTCGTCACCATCTCCGTCATATAAACGCATCGGTCATGGCTTTACTTCGAGTACCGGACAAGTACGCGATGGAAAGAGGCGGATGGAAAACCGACCAAGTTATGAAAAAAGTCTATACCCACACTTTTTCTGATGAAAGAGAACGCGTTGACGAGCTGGTAGATAGCTATTTCGAGGGAAAGATGCAACACGAAATGCAACATAAAAAATAAAAGACCGCTATATAAGCGGTCTTTACTGTCTGAAAGGACATTCATTAACAGAGATAGTTTAAGCAGTATTTGACGGGAAAATCACTATATCGTGTGGTTCATTCCCGCTGTTCCTTTTTGTTCGTCTATATGTAGTGGTTTGGGGGTGCATTTTAGCACCCCTTATTTTTATAGATTCGGATACCAGCGCAGCAGATGTCCGAGGCCCTCGGCCTCTAATTTTTCAACCACGAAGCGCACATATTCCTCCGGCGTGGGAATCTCCCCGGCATGGGGTATCCGCTCCCATGCGGCCCGCTTGTCAGGATCGGGATCATGCAAGCCCTCCTGAATCCGTGCAAAGATTTTCGCGCGCACCTCGTCGGGCGATATGCCCTCGCGCTTTGCCAGCGCGTCAAAAATTGATATTTGCTCCTTTTCATCTCTCATGTTCGTTTCCTCCTGTATATGGTATAGTATGCTCCGCCTCCGTGAACACTATCAGCATATTTCCATTTTGGGAAATGGCGACGCTACTCATTGTGCCTATTATACCACCCTTTTGGGAAGTAAAATAGATACGAGATGGGCAGGTGATGAAATGAACGTACAGAAGCGGATAAAGCAGCTTATGGCGGAGCGGGAATGGACGGACTATCAACTGGCGAAGGAGGCCGACCTTTCTCATTCCACCATTTCAAATATGTTTAATAGAAATAACGCGCCGACGCTCCCAACAATCGAGGCGCTATGCCGCGCGTTTAGAATAACGCTCTCGCAGTTTTTCGCGGAGGGCAGCGAACCCGTAGAATTGACCGAGCGGCAGCGGGAAATGCTATTGAGATGGAATACCTTGACCGAGGAGCAGCAGAAAAAGCTGCTCGACCTCATGAGCACCATGTAAGGGGCAAAAAGAAAAACCCGCAGGCCGAAACCTGCGGGTTTTGTCAACGCTATCCCTTTGTTCCCATTATGCCGCCCTCCACATTTTACTGTCAATATCCACCCGCCGCCCGTCGCGGAAGGTGAAGGTCATTTTCTTATCCTCGTAAACCGTCACGGAGTCCACCGTGGAATACCAAAGCTCCTCGTCGAAGCCGTCCACCAGCCCGTCGCGCCGCTCGATTTCCTCCATGAACATCTGGATTTTGACCCGCTTGGCGGTGCGCTCCAAGCAAGCGTCCTGTATCTCCGCCAGCCGGTTGCGGGCGGCCTCGAACCGCTCGCAGTATCCGGTGTATTTGCGCTGGTACTCCTCCTGATCCTGCGCCTTGCGGGCGTTCTCCTCTATGATAGCGCGGATCAGGCCCATTACCACCTCGGTTTCCTGTTCCAGCCGCTCGCGCTCCGCGTCGAGGTCGGCGGTATCGGTCAGGGCTTCCATCACCTCGCCGTAGGCCGCCATAATTTCCGCCCGATCATGCAATATCCCATTGAAGGCGGCAAGGAAAGCCGACTTGATTTCATCCTCGGTCAGGTGGGGCGTATGGCAGCACGCCTTCCTGATTTTGTCCTTGTATTTGTCATTGCAGCGCCATATGACGCGCCGGTACTCGTTGTTGGAGTCCCACACCTTGCTGCCGTACTGGCCCCCGCAATCCCCGCAGAAAATCTTCCCGCTGAATGGATGCGTGCTGCTCGTCCAGCGCCCGTCCGCCTTGCGCCGCTTAAATTCGTACTGCGCGAGGTCGAATATCTCCGTCGAAATAATAGCCGGGTGGCTGTTGGTGACATAGTATTGCGGCACCTCGCCCTCGTTGACCTTTTGCTTCTTGGTGAGAAAATCCACCGTGAATTTCTTCTGCAAACGTGCGTCGCCCTTGTACTTTTCGTTTGTAAGGATACTCTCCACCGCGTTGGGCCGCCACTTGGCCTTGCCGCCCGGCGTGGGGATACCCTCGTCGGTGAGATAGATCGCGATAGTCGAGGGGGATTTCCCATAAAGGAACAGCCGGTAAATGAGCCGGACGATTATTGCTTCTTCCTCCACGATTTGCGGGAAACCGTCGGGGCCTTTTTTGTAGCCGAGGAACCGCTTGTAAGGGAGGCTCACCTTGCCGTCGGCAAACCGCTTGCGTTGGCCCCACGTCACATTCTCGGAGATGGAGCGTGATTCCTCCTGTGCCAGCGAGGACATGATGGTGATAAGCAGCTCGCCCTTGCCGTCGAGGGTGTGAATGTTCTCCTTCTCAAAGAAAACCTCAATGCCCTTCTCTTTGAGCTTGCGCACGGTGGTCAGTGTATCCACGGTATTGCGGGCGAACCGGGAGATGGATTTGGTGATTATAAGGTCGATCTTTCCGGCCAGCGCGTCGGCCACCATCTGGTTGAAGCCCTCGCGTTTGCGGGTGTTTGTCGCCGAGATGCCCTCGTCGGTGTAGACCTTCACAAAGTCCCAATCCTCGCGCTCCTGAATGTACCGGGTGTAATAATCCACCTGCGCCTCGTAGGAAGTAAGCTGCTCCTCGTTGTTGGTGGATACGCGGGCATAGGCCGCCACCCGCTTGCGGGCGGGGTTGCTCAGTACGTTCAGGGGTATCTGGTTTTTCTTGGCGGGGATGACGGTCACGGCCCGCGCCGTCCGTGTCGCTACTGCCGCTGGCATAAGCGCGCCCTCCTTTCAGCGGCTCCCCGGAGCGCGTGCTCGCGGGCCTGCCTGCGTTTTTCATTGTCCCAGCTCTGGCGGCGGGAGGGGTTCTCCCATGTGAGCGCAAGCTCGTGGCCGTCGTGGAAAACAAAGACCAGCGTACCGTTCTCCGGCACCCGGATCGCCTCCACCCGCGCGGCGAAGGCCGCCTCGTCAAACTCTGCCAGCCCCATGGCGCGCGCGGCCACGTCTTCCAAAATATCCTCCGGGATTTGCCGGGAAGCGCAGCGGGCTTTCCCCTTGGAATTGAAGGTGGCGCAAATCCAGACCGGCTTTTCATACTTGCCGCCCGCGTTGGCGGTTTTTCGCCGGAAGCGCGCGCCACACTTTTCACAGGTTATCATGCCGGAGAACGGATAGGTCGCCGGGGTCTTCGGGTTCGGCTGGTAGCGCGCCGCCCTGCGGGCGCGTTCCTCCAATATCCGCTCGTAGGTATCCCGGTCAATAATCGGCTCGTGGCAGCCCGCCACAAAATACTGCGGCAGCTCGCCCCTGTTGACCCGCTCCACCTTGGAGATAGGGTCAACCACGAATTTCTTCTGTAAAAGCAGATCGCCAGCGGTTTTCTCGTTGCATAGAAGCTCCACGATCCCATTCCCACACATGCGCCCGCCACGCCTCCCGCGAACCCCGGCCTTGTCAAGCGCCCGTTCCAGCCGCTCGCGCCCATAGCCTTCCAGATAGAGGTCGGCGGCCAGCCGCAGGACTTCCGCCTCCTCGGGGACAACTTCCAGCAGGCCGTTCACCTGCCGGTAGCCGAACATGGTGACGCTCCAAGGAAGGCCCTGCTCGAAGTTGGCTTTGATCCGCCACTTCTGATTTTCGGAAACCGATTGCGCCTCCTCCTGCGCGTAAGCGGCGAGGAGGGTGAGCAGAAACTCGCCGTCCTCGCCGCAGGTGTGGATATTCTGTTCCTCAAAATGCACGTCCACGCCCAGAAGCCGCAGCTCGCGCACGATACGCAGCGTGGTAAGGGTGTTTCGCGCGAAGCGGGAAACCGACTTGGTGATAATCAGGTCGATCTCACCGGCCCGGCAGAGGTCGAGCAGCTTTTGAAACTCCTCGCGCCTGTCCTTGGTGCCGCTGATCGCTTCGTCAGCGAAAACGCCCATATACTCCCACGCGGGATTTTTCTGAATGTGGCCGCTGTAATAGCTTATCTGCGCCGACAGGGAGTGGAGCATATCCTCGCCGCCCGCCGACACCCGCGCATAGGCCGCCACGCGCTTGCGTTCGATTTGCGCCCGCCGTAAGACCGCTGGCGCTACTTGTTGAATCACTCTTTGCATGGTGTGTCCTCCTTTCTGGACTGTGATGTTACTGGAAGACACCCCGGAAAGAAAGGCTTAACCGTGCTTTTCAGAACAAAAAGCCGCCGAAAATGGGCTGGAATTTTGCCGTGAGCCGGGCCTCGATTTTGCGGAAATCCTCCTCGTCAACCACGCCATGGGCGTGCATGGAACGGGCCACGGCGAGGGCCGCCTGATACCTTTTCTCCCGTTCAAACTGCTCCTTCGTCATGGGAGCGGGGTTTTCCGAACCGCGCCTCAAAGTAGCAGGCGCTGGAACAGTAGGTTCTTTTTTTGTTCCCATAGCTCTGAAACTCCTTTCCGCAAAGGGCGCAAACCATAGGATAAAACGTCTTTCTCTCGCGCAGCTCCGGGTGCTCCTTCCACCATGCGCGGCGGCAGGCATCCGAGCAGAATTTCCTGTTTTTGCGGACGGGTTCCTTGGGAAGGCGCTCCCCGCAATAGCGGCAGGCGAAGCCCTCCGCTTTCGAGGCGACGCCGCCCAGCCCCTTGCGCCGACAATGGCTCTTGACGGTATCCAGCGGCAAACCGAGCCGGGCCGCTATGACGCGATACCCGAGGCCCTCCTCCGCGCGCAGATACTCCACCTTTGCTTTCTCGCCTTTTGTCATTTAGACACCCCTTTCACAATTTAGTGTCCGACATCCTACCCTGGAAAGGGGCGGCAATCAAGGGAACGCCATAAAAAGGGCGGCAATCAAGGGAACGCCATAAAAAGGGCGGCCCCGGAGAGCCGCCCCCGCAGACTACTTAGGGATTTTCAAGACCTGCCCGGCATAGATCACGTCGGAGGTCAGGCCGTTGAGCTTCTTGATTTCAGGGTATCGGGTGCCGCTGCCCAGCTCGCGGGCGGCGATGGCCCACAGGCTGTCGCCCTTCTTCACGGTATAGGTCGGGTAAGGGGCGGCGCTGCCGGTATAGACCGCCTTTCCGCCCTCGTCAAAGACCGAGTAGCCCGCGTTCTGGTCGGCGCAGCGTTTGGCATTGCCGAGAACCTTGAACGCGCCCTTCTGTGAAGCCTTATCCGCCCAGCTTTTTCGCACCCGGTAGAGGGTGTCGCCGGTGGGCGCGCCGCCCGTCGTGCCCCCGGAGGAACCGGCGAGCTTCTCCTTTACCGCCGCGCGGAAGGTGTCCATGTTCTTGCCAAAACGCGGGAACCAGTGCATCACGTCGCCGTGATTGGAGGCGATCCCCCGCTTATAGCCCTCGCTGTGGCAGATGATATTCTTCTCGGTCAGCCCATAGAGCTGGCAGAGGTGGGCGCACAGCTCCACCGCCTCGGTGTATACCTTGTTGAAATAGCCGGAATCGGCGAGGCCATCCTCGCAAATCTCGAACGAGATGTGGGTGTCGTTCGCCGCGCCGCCCGCGTGCCAGCCCCGGTGGTTCCACGGCAGGGTCTGGTAGGTCGCAACGCTCCCGTCCGCCAGCTTGCCGATGAAGGCGTGAACGCAGACCTGCCGATCCATCGGCTGATTCCAGTGGTTGTTGTACTGATTCTTCCCGAGCAGGCCGTCGTCCGGCCCGACATAGCGTTTGAGCGTGGGGTTGTTGGCCCCGGTCGAATGCACCATAATGCCCTTCGGGATGATGGTGCGGCCCGCCTTGTAGCAGGCGTTGTGCGTAAAAATCAGCTTGCGCAGGTTCATTTCTTGTCATCCTCCTTTTGCTCTCCACGGTCATGGAGCTGTGCCAGCACGTCTTTGAGCTTTTGCGGGATGGGCAGCCCGATGTGGGCGGCGTTTTCCAACAGGCTCACACCCTCGTTGGAAATGTAGAAAAAGATCACCGCCGTGCGCAGCACGCTGCCGTCGCCAATGAGCTGGGTGTCGATCACATGGCCCACGCCCACCATGACGAAAATGAGCACCTTGCGGAAAATTCCTCGAAAGCCCACATTGCTTGACAGCTTCTTATCCACAATGGCGCACATCACGCCGGTCAGGTAGTCGATCACCACAAAAGCGATCAGCGCGTACAAAAAGCCGTCCATTCCTCCAAGGAACCAGCCCAGCCCGCCCCCGATGGCGGCCAGCGCCGCCTGAATCCAATTCCATACAGTCTTCATGTTGAGAACCTCCTTTTCATGGGAAGCGGACGCTTGCCTTTCGGCAAAGCGTCCGTTTCCGTTTCGCTATATCTGCTTAGGTAGAGCCTCCCACAGCCGCATGTCCTCCTGTCCCAAAGACCAGATGGCAATGCCGCGCAGGCCCCACCGGTAAGCCGCTTCGTTGGCCCAATAGACGAGCGAGTCCACGTCCTGATAGTAGAGGATGGAGAAGCCGTCCGCGTCGCCGAGGAACAGCCGGGCCGTCCATACATTAATGTCCCTGGGCACCACCCGCGCCGTGTAGTCCCGCCCGCAGGACAGCGCCAGCAGATGGGAATGGAAGAAATCATAGTCGAGGGAAATATCCTCGCTGCGGGTGGCCGTTTCCTCCACGTCGCTGTTCAGGGTGAACACTTGAAACTCGCTGTCCCATGTCACCCCGGAGCGGGCGATCCGCCCGTAGCTGGCGCGCTGGCCGTCCGGGAATACCACGTCGAAGCACTCGTAAGGCTCATACGTCCAAGCGTCCCCGGCCCGCAGCAGGTCGGACACAATCTTGCTGTCGGCCTGTATGCCCGCATAGCCGGAGGTGGCGTTCACCGTGGCGGTGAAGCGCAGCGAGTAGCTGCTGCCGGAATACACCCGGACGCGGTTGCCGCGCTTGCGCATCTCAATGGTATAGAGCGACGGGTCGGTATGGAGGCTCGCGTCAGGTGTCTTGGAGAAGCTGGTCGCATAGCTGCCCAGCAGCGCGGAGCCTTGGTACAGCTCCACCCGCTGGGTATCGTAGTTCAGGCAGCAGAACAGGTTTCCAAGAAACACCCCGGCCCGCCCGCCGCCGTTCTGCGCGAAAGCCACCCGCGCGCGGATATGCAGGTCGGAGAAACCGTCGTATTTCCACGCCAGCCTGCCGGAGCCTTCCAGCAGCGAATAGGGGCGGTTCTCGGTGGCGAATTGCTCCCGCCAGACCTCCCATTTCCCGGAGAGCGTCGTCCAGTAGCTGGCGGGCAGCTTCTCCTCGTCCCGAAAGTCCTCATACCATACCAGCGCGGAGTCGGGCTTGCGCCGCAGCATCTCACAGGTCAGCTTGAAGCCTTTGTCCGGGGTGGCCGGGTTGCCGTTTACGTCCAGAAACTGCCGGGGCAACAGAGCGAAGGTCGCCTCCCCGGCGCTGGGCACTTCGGAGAAGCTGTCGCATACCCGAAAGCCGTAAAACTGCACGCCGGGCACGCCGCCGCTGATCCGCAGGGTATGCGTTCCCGCCGAGAGGCTCCGCCCGGCGGCGAGGGACAGCCAGCAGGTGCGCCGCCAATAGGGCCACCAGAGGCGGTTTTCTGAGAACAGCTTGCCGGAGCCATCGAGGGCGACATGCAGGGCGTTCTTATCCCAAAAGGGATAAGCCAGACGCACCGCCACGTCGTAGGTGCCCGCCCGCTCTATGGTGAAGTTGAAGGCGGCCGTGCCGCCCTCGCCGAGCACCGTCATGTAGTCGGATACCGAAACCACGCCGGAGTAGGAGTCGGGCGTGCCGCCTCCCCAGTCGATATAGATGGTGCCGAAGGAGGCTTTTTGCTCCTTGCCGTAACAGGTCAGGTAGCGCCTGCGGTTGTAGACCTCCCGCTGGGTGGGGTACTCTATGCTGATCGCGTCTTGGCCTTCCATGTAGTCGTAGACCTGTGGCAGTGCCCACGGCACCTTATCGTAATCGTCCCAATACGCCACAATCGGGATCATGGGCTGGGGCGGCTGGTCGTCGGTGAAGTTGTAGCCGCCCGTCATCCAGAGCTTGGCGGCATAATAGGTGTTGGAAACGCCCCGGTAGGTCTTGCCGAGGTTCTCCGGGGTGTCGTAAATCTGCCAGTTCCAACCGTAGCCCGGCAGGCCCATGAAGACCCTGCCGGGATTCATCACCCGCGCCGCGTAGTCGTAGATGCCCTCCAACCAGCTCCGGGGGGATACCGGGCCGGGGGCGCTGCCCGCCCACGCCATGCCGTAGGACATGATGGCGGCGGTATCGCAGTAAGGGTCGAGGTCGGCATAGACGCACCAGTTCTCGCCGCCCACCGACCCTTGCACGCCGGTCATGCCCGGCAGGCAGATGTTGACGAGCTTTCGGGGATTGTAGGCTTTCACCGTCCGGTAGATGTCCCGGAACAGGGCGTTTGCCGCTTCCCGGTTCTCATACCCGCCGCCCTTTTCGAGGTCTATATCCACCCCGGCGCACCACGGGTATTTCTCCATGATCCGCACCAGCTCGGTGAGAAATTTATCCTTTGCCCCGCCCGTATTGTTGCGCAGCGCCGTGAAGATGGAGGCATAGCCGTGGTTCATAATGGTGAGCATCCAGCGGATATGCGGCCACTTGCTGATATATGGCAGCATGGAGGAAATGCTGGTGCCGGTTTCAGAGAGGGTGCCGGTCGCGTCCACCTCAAAGGTGAAGATGCCCACCGTATCCAGTCGGTCGCCGTAGTCCCGCAGCGCCTCGTACATCCGGGCGTTTTGCATGAAGCTCCACACCATGCACCGCTTGCCCTTCAAGTAATCGCTCATAGCCGATCCCCACTTTCTTGCGTCTCCTGAAACCGGAACAGCAGCCGGGCGGATTTGCGCGGCTCCAACGTGACAGGGTGCTTGCTGTCTCCCGCCGCGCTGTACTGAAAAAAGCCGCGTTTCTCGGTGGGGCCGGTGAGCAGCGCCAGCGCATAGGGGAAGGCGGCGAATTTCTCAAACTCCGACTCCCATACCCCGAGGATCGAGAGCGGGGCCACGACCAGCGCCCGCCGAATCCGGCCAGCGTTTGACAGAGCGCCGGTGATGGCGATGGCGGTCAAGCTCTTGCCTGTCCCCATTTCCATGAGCAGGGCCGCGCCGGTACTGTGGGTGAGGCTCATTTGCGCCACCTCCCTTTGCCGTCGCGGGGCTGTGCCTTCACATGCTCCGATTGCGATGGGAGGACTTCGAGATTGGCGGGGTCGTTGTTGAGCCTGTCGCCGTCCCGGTGGTGTACCACCTCGCCGGGCCGCAGGGGCCTGCCCAGCATGGCCTCCGCCACCGCCCGATGCTCGTGTCTGCCGTAAAACTTGCGGTATGCCTTGCCCTCGCCGGTGCCGGACAGGGCTTCCCGGCGCTTGCGCCGGTTGGATACCACGCCGCCCGGCTGGTTGAGGGGATTTTCAAGGCGGTTGTAGTCCGCCAGCCGCTGGGCGTTCCATTGCCGGGCATGGGCGGCGCGGCAGAAATTACGCGCCCGAACCCTCCGGGCCGGTTTCTCGAAGCTCCGCCCGCACAGGTCGCACGTCACTGTCGCCAGCTTCATCCCGCTCACCCCCTTCCACGAGGCCGAACAGGGCGCAGACAAAATTGAACGCCTCGATCTGATGCCGGTAAGGGGTGGCCCGGATCGGCATGGGCAGGATGGGTCGGATTTCACGCGCGGCCTCCGCCATGGTCGCTCACCTCCGGCAGCTCTTGGACGGAAAGTGCCCGCACGCTGCCGCCCGGCACAATCACCATCACCCGGCCCTTTTCGCCCAGCAGGCGGCGCAGGAGGCGCTCGCGCAAGCATACCGTTTTACAGCGGACAATGCCGCCTGTATCCGGCACCGGCGCGAGGCTGATTTTCAAGTTATGTTTCATTTGCCTTTCACCTCTTTCCGAGGGCGCGTTTCGATGGCCCTCACCGTTAGGCCACGAAAAAGGCAAAGGTCAGGGGTCTATTCTAAAAATTTCTTCAATTTATTCAGGGCGCGTCCCACGCGCTCATGAACGGACTGTTTGGAAACGCCTTCCTCGCGGGCAATATCCACAATCCGCCGCTTTTTAAAGTAAACTTTTAAGATCAATTCCCGCTGCTCCGGGGAGAGGGCCTCCATAGCCCGCAGCAGCCGGGCCAGCTCCTCCCGCTCCATGACCTCCGCCACCGGGTCGGCGGAGGAGGCGAACAGCCCGCCCTCGTAGTCCATGCCGTCGAGGGACACATGGCGGCGGGTTTCCTTGTGGTCGTTGTTGTACTGCCGCCGGTCAAAATCCACCAGCAGCTCGCCGAGGCTCTCGTCCACCTCAATTTCAGAGATTTCACCGTTTACAAACTCATACCGGACTTTCATACCGTGCTCCTTATCACGAGCCCGGCAGGCGGCGGCTATGCCGCTAAAATGAAAAAAAGAGCCTGACAAGCAGCACAAAAGTGCCGCCTGCCAGGCTCAATGTCGTCTCCACCATGTTTCGGGTGGTATCGTGGAGGTTCGACCGCTTTCAATGGGAATGAAATCTCCCCTCCGTGCATCATGCTCAAACAAACGAGTGATCCTCGTCCCGGTTTAGCTATCCGTTGCCCCGGCCCGTATACATCCCTTTACGAGCCGTGTCGTGTTGCCGTAGCGCCCCGGCCAGCTCCGGGCGCGCGAGGCCCCGGAACGGATCGGTTCTCTATTCAGTTTTGATGACCCCCACCTCCGCGCCACAGTGCCCGCACTTCACAATAAAATCGGGATACTGGCCCTCGGTGGGGATCAGGAACCGCGTCTTGGTCGCGGCGGATGCGTCCATAAGCCGCCCGCCGCAATAGGGACAGCGGATAGGCCGCCGCGCTCCGGTTAGAACATGGGGATCACCCTCCTTTTTGCGTTTTTGCAACGCTCTATACACCCCTTTCCGCGTTGCCGCTGCCGACCGGGGGAGGCGTATATCGCCCGCAGGCCCGCTATTCCACCAGCGCCGTCAGCCAAGGAGCCACCGGCCTCGCCAGCAGGCGGGCGTTCAGGTATGCCATTTCCAAGGTCAAACAGGTATTGCCGAGATAATACCCGTTCATCACCGTGAGGGTCATGGCGAGGTCGGGGGCTTCCATATCGGTCAGGCAGATCGGCAGCAGGTACTGCACCCGCCCTTGGTAGCCCTGCGCCACCACAATGCTCGGCTCCACCACCGCCTTCCGGCGCGCGACTTCAACCGCCGTTTCTAAAAGCAGGGGCAGGTTTCGCGCCTCCCGGATAGCGGAGGGCAGGCGTTCCAGATTGTCTGGGTCGCCTAAGATGTGGTCTACATTGACGCGGATAGGCCACTCAGGGTTGTAATTGACGCCGTTTTGCGCCATATAGTAGCGAGGCTTTCCCGGCAGCGGGGAGATGTATTTGAGCCATGGGGACAGCTCGTCCGAGAAGCCTCTGAAATACCATTCCAGCAGGGTGTCCCGCTTTTTATTCCTGTCGAAGCAAGCGTAGACCGGCTTATACCGGCGGGTATAGAGGCCGGTGTGAAAGCAGGAGTATTCATTCTCCACATGGTAGAAGTCCGCCGCCCGCGCGGGGTCTGGTTCCTCGTTGTAATCAATCGCCTGCTTCTTGAAGATGGAATGGATATATCGTTCTAAAATCGGAGTATCTGGGTTTTTAGTTGAGTATATCGGGTTCCGAAAGCGCCACGGCTCCGGAAGGGCCAGCTCCGCCAGCGCGTCGAGCTGTAAGTACCAGTTCGGCACATAGGCGCAGGAGAATAGGTCTGGCACCAGCTTCATATCAATTCCCTCCATTTCGTCTGGATCGCGTCCACGAGCTTCATCTGCACCTGTATTTTCATATCCTCGTCAATCTCCCGGATGATCCGGCCATCGGCTCCGGGCCGCTCGTATGTCACCAGAGAATTGATGTAAGAATCGTAGATGCGGAGAATTTCCTCCAAAGCCTCCGGCTCGCCGTGAACGGCGCGTTGTATCAAGTCATAGTTTAATTCATGGATCTCGCCCGTGATGCTCATAAAATTTTCGGATTTTGCTAAACGCACGTTGCCTCAAATTGTAGACCGTGCGCGTTGTCACCCTCAGCCTTTTCGATATTTCCTCGTCCGTCCAGTCATACCAAAAATCTAAAAGCAGGACTCCACGCTGGCTGTCGGACAGGGATTGAAGTGCTTTATATAAGGTTTCACTGTCTACCACGCAGGGCAGCTCGTCCGCGTAAAGCACCAAATGATCGGACGGGTGGGTATCCTCGTGGCTGAGTACATCAAGCAGATATTGTATCGGCTCCGCGCCGGTTCCATCATATTTCCTCCGGTTTTCAGCGGCTCGTTTGAGATTTCTGCTGAAATTGCGCGCCACCGTTTTACAGAATGAATCGAACATGGCGCACAAGCGTTTTTCTTTTTCAGAGGGAGTTCGCATATTCATCCCTCCTTTTGCAGATGTGAGCTGCCTGGTGTTTCTCGCCTCCTCGCTATACCAGAACACATCTCAGGGCCGCAAACCGGAAAGGGTTTTGAAAAAAGTTTATATTTTTTTGAGGCCGCGACTTT